AAGTCTAAGTCTAATAGCTTGATTCTATCTATAAATTGATTCTTAAGAATCTCATATTGTTTAGCTGGATCAAATACCCCAAAGTGGATATCTGAAATGTGTGCTTCTGTTAAAATATTGCCTTTCATAATCTGCCTCTAATGAAAGAAAAGAACTCGTAAGGATCCCTGAAGGACCTTACTTTTATTTAATAATCTGTTAGACCATTAATAAAAAAATAATCCCAAGGGTCCTAGAAGACCCTTGGGATATGGTTCTATTTAGTTATCATTTCGAAACATTCATAGAAGTTTTCATCATTGATATCTTCAGGTCTTAGTTCATCTGTAGAAGCATAACGATATCTAATAACGTTATACTTAGCAGACTTTTCAATACGACCTAAAGAGTTATTTAGAACTACACGAGCAATATCATCATCTTTAAATGTAACTCGTTTATAGTTTTTAAGAGCAGATTTCATTTCTTCTTCGGATGCTAGACTAATGAATGCTTTATAAGCATCTGCATCTTCTATATTAGAATCAATGAATTGAACTACTCGTCCAGTATCAATGATAATGTCATCATCAGATTCTGTAGGCAACGGATATCCATTGCCTGCAAGACCAATGAATAAGTCATTTAAGATTACACCTGGATCAGTTGGATCATCGGATGTAATTCTAAGAGATCTAATTGCATTATATTTATAGTTGTATTCATATTCAACTACAGCCGTCGTAGTATAAATAGTACAAGTATAAACTGGTCGGATATGATCACTAAAATCTAATCCGACTACTCTTGCTCTTTGATCTTCTTCTAGACCTTCAAATTCTGTTGGATCAATTGAATTGATTCTATCTTGACGATATTCTAAATCAATCAATAACGCATGATCTTTCAATAGATTCAAAATTTGACGTAATTCTTTAAAACTTACATTGTACTTCTTACCAGCCATTTGGTTATACCTCCATACAATACTTCATTAGATTAACAAAAGATCCCATCAATCTATTGATGAGATTAATAAACAAGTATTCATCGATCTTATTAGTAATCTCTAATTCACGATCTCTGAATTTATTACTAGACACTATTTCATTAGTGACAGTATTCTTAATAGAAATTGTAATGATTGGTTTATCTTGATTCAAACCAATAGTACAATAGCTAGTTTTATTCAAATCAAATTCAATATAAATTGAACCAGATTTAGAATATGTGATAGGAAGACCATCTTTCATATCCTTAGTATTGTGGAAGAAGAAAGATATCTCTGCTATCTTAATGAATGCTGCCATCTCCCGCATCATATCATATGAAGGAGATGTATGCATTAATTCATCAAAGTATTTACCTAGTTTGTATTTGTGTATCCATCTAGGTAGGAACCAACTAGGAATTGGTTCTGTGACTTTATCAAAGAATATGTTTTCCATATTAGCTCCTTTTAAATTTCATAGCCTCGTTGACCGAGGTATTCATTGAAATCAAAATCTTCATTGGATTGATTCATAGCAGCAATTGCTAGGATATCCATAAGATCAAGATACATAGCTTTAGCTTGTTCTTCTGTCATGATTCCTCCTAATTGAGTTTAACTTTATCCACAGGATCTATTTTAATAGTATCCATTGAATAGATATAAAGCACAATCAAGTCTATTGCTTCTCTATACATAGATATCTGTTCTTCTAGAGTTAATGGAATAAATCTATCTTCATCAAGACCCATTCCAACTACCCCTCTAAAGTTCATTTCAGTATCTGTTGCAACACGAGCTAAGAATAAATTATTAGCTTTGCGATAAGCTAATATATATTCTACTTCAGCATAATCTACTTTAATTACTGGATTAGTTTCTATAGTAGAAACTAATCCTATACAGGTTATATTACCAATTGGTGTATCAATATGATTCATATTGATGCCGGCTTCATTAAATTTCTCAGCTGTATCAGATAAATTGAATGATGTCAATATATGTGGAATAGTGAGATTTAATAAATCGATTCTATAATTATCGAAAGTATCTATCAATGTATAATCATCATCGAATAGCTTATCTCTGTATAGATCGAAATCATTAAGTAGTTTATCTGCTTTACTAAATATTGCGTTTACCATTTTAAGTATATCAATTTTCTTATCGATATCGGTTCGACGCATTAAGATTTTACATTCTTCAGTTTTATCTGAAGTGACAATCTTTAGAAATATATCAATAACTCTATCATGATAACTTACTACATCAAGTTCACTATATAGACCTTTATGAATAGTAAAGTCATTATAATAGATGCAGTTGAATACTTCTAGCATGATTTCAGAGTTATTATATAAAGCTTTAGCTTTTGAATTGACATCCATCATCTTTCCAATGATTGATCCAATTTCTTCTAATTCAGACTTACTTAAAATATCTATTATATCTATTAGCTTTGTCTTTTCCATTATTTGTCACCTTTAGGAATACTTTTAACGATACCAAGCAAATCGAATTCATCATTAATTGCTGTGCTATTGGATAAGCTGTATGCAGAGTTAATGATAACGATACCGGCTTTGACATCGTAAGTAATATAGGTGCTATATTTAGCTCCGATCTTAATAATATTACCGTTTACATCTACCCAAGCTGTAGGTGTTTTTAAATTACCTACATCGCTGCCTGGGGTAGATAGGTAATCAGCAATCGATAGTAATCGTTTAATAGTAAGATCAGTAGAGAATCTTTTGAAAGATTTAATTACAGTGAACTGATCAAATGAGGAACGTAGTACTTTTGCAATACTAGTTCTTAGTTTGCGTTCACTTTCAATACCCAAGTCATCTAGCATCATACTTAGAATAAGATTCAATGCATGATAAGATTCATGAGTAATGATTGAATTGGATTTGATGTTAATTACAACATCATCTGATTCAGGAATAACTGCGATTTCTACTGCACAGTTAGTTCCAATAAATTTGAATAATACAAGCCCTGGGTTTGGTTTGATTGCATCAGTGAATGCAATCTCACATCCATTAGCACCAGCTTTGTATTGTGGAATAATAAAGTTATCCTCTTCTACTTTCTTTGCTAATTTTACCAGACCGTTAGCGTAGCGAGAATAAAGTAGGTTAGGGTTGATCAATTTCATATCTGTTGATCTCCTTTCTAAAAAAATAAAATAAAGAGGTGTGGTCTTGGCGGTTAATGTATTTCACGTTCAATGTTTATGATATAGTTTATAGTGTTTAGTTTGTGCAATATTCTCTTAGGTTGTGAGAGGAGAATATCACTAAACGAGAGGTTGTGTTTGGATTGTATTGTTTGTCTTCATATTAGGGGGTCCGCCAAGACCACTGGAAGAATTTCATCTGCTAGGGATTGCAGATGGATATCGATTCCTCGATATCACCTAAATAATATATAGCTAAAATAAAGTTTACCTAGCACGAGTTCTGGTATCTTCATTTAGGCTATCAAAGATAGTAAAGTAGACAGAACCGCAGATTCTATCTTTAACGATATTATATAATAAGGTACTATCAAATATCTTCTTATCCATAAAGTCTAGATTATCTGTATTTAGAAGACACATATAAAGACATACCTCTTGGTTGCTCATATACTCATCTGGAATTTCATATAGATTGTAATCTGTATTATTAAAGAATCCATGATTGATTAAGATATTCTCAGCTGCTAATTTAAACAATTCTATATCTTCATCTTCTCTTAGAGTATCAAATAGATCATATGAGTCTACTTCAGAAACTCCTTCAAAGTCATAATGCTCAGCATCTCTAAGATATTCTTCTTTCTCAAATCTTTCTAAAACTCTAAAGTTAAATCTAGAAAGGTCTATCAAATCAGAATTTCTTTTATCACTAGTAAACCAATCTTTATACCATTCAGTATGTCTTAGTTCAGCTAATAAAGATACATCATCTAGATTGATTATATCTTTATATAGATTAAAGATATTCATAGAGCTAAGTATTAGTTCTCTATTTAGTCTTTCTCCTATAAATATAGTTAGAGATTTACCACGATCTCTATTATTAAGATCTTTTAGTTCATAGATCTTAGATAGAGTTTCCTGTAATAACTCCGTATAAGTTTTATCCATTATAGTTTACCTTCTTTTACGTTAGTATATATAAAGTGAGCAATAGCCATAACTAATGCATCAGAGTCTTCACGGTTTATATATAAAGATAGCTTTTCTTTAGCTTCTTTACCATACCAGAATTCTGCTCCTGGTACATGGGCATTATGCTCTTGATATCTAACATTTAAGAATGAAGACTCATTTATAGTCCACCATAAATGCTTATCATTATCAATGAATACTTCTTTCTTTAAGATAAGATCTTTATTCTCTTCTACTAAGTCATATAACTCAGTAAGTAAAGAAGCCTTATCAAATAAATATATATAGCTACATAACCAGATTAGATTATCATCAGTCTTAACTGGGAATATGTCACTTTGAGGACGTAAAAAGTTAGTATATTCTAAAATAGTTCTATTAGGTGATTCCAAGTATTCTAACTTAGCCTTATCAATATCTAGTTTAGTATAGTCATATTTAACATTAGCCCAGTCTTTAGACTTAAATTGCTCAATTACTTTGCTTAAAAGATTCATCACATCTCCTCCTTTGTTATATGAATGTCTTTAAATTAATAAAAAAATATAGCCAAGGATCATAGGAGATCCTTGGCTATTATTCTTAATTATGGTCGTGATATCTGATAAGCTTAATAGTATTATTAATCTCTTTTATTGTTGGTAATAGAGTCTTATATCGATTGTAATCACTTTCGATATTAGTAACTAATACCTTATCAGATGGGGATAAATAACCTCTATCTGTAATAGATCCTAACTCAAGAGTCTTTTCAAGTTTATTAATTTTGAAGTATTCTAACTCTCTAGCTATAACTGGATTAGTATATAGCTTATCATAAATAAAGATATATTTATCATAAGTATCTTGTACATCAGAACCATGTCTATATCTTGTAATACGATCACGGTCATCTTTAACAATCATTGCAGGTAATTGTTTATACTTACCTAACTCAGATTTATTGATTTCAAACTTTTCTACCATTCTATCTCGTACAGTAGTTAGCTCACGAATCAATGTAAGAAGATTAAGACATCTAATATCACTTAAACATACATCTGCACATTTAATTCTATTTTGATATCTAATAGATACATATGGAGCCTCATGAGGATACTCTTCTGTATTGGTTAAAATAGTTCTCTTAATATTAAGATGAACTTGTACAGAGTCTTTAATGCCCAGTCTAGTCTTGCCTAAACGAATATTACATTTATAGTCTAAGAATAGTTCATATAAAGTATTCTTAACTTTATATCTATTATTAGCATCATAAGATCGTAGTACTTTATTGAAGATATATCCAATATCTTGACAAATAGCACTAATAGATTGCAATCTTGTTAAATCACTTTCTGGTAAATACTTAGTTTTAACACTCATTTTAAATCTCTCCTCCTATGAAAACCTTACCATTTTTAACATATGCTGCTTTTAAATCACGACATATAAATGCGCCCATTTCTTCATCTTTAGATACATATCTAGTTCTATCACAATTTATTTTATAATAATTTTTATCTGAGAAGGTATTACATTCAATAGAATTGAATATTGCTTTATCATAAATCATAATAGCATGATCTTCTGTATATAAAGGTTTTATGTATTTATAACCTCTATCATTAGTAAGATCTAATAATAGTTCCAAAATATCATTATGAGTAATTATTAGATTGGTGAGTTCAGATGATGTTATATCTACACTACAATCATCATTTCTATCAATAATTAGAAATAACTTATTATAAATATCATGACCATGACCAAATTGTATATGCATTCTAATACCATTATGAAATTTAAGTTCACATAAAGTTACTTTCATATTTTTAGTCTTATATGAATCTTTTTTAGCCTTTCTATACCCTGAAGGAGTATTTCTTAACTCCAATTCAATAGTTTTACCTAACGCACATACATCTTTTATAATATTTCTAATGATATTAGCTCTTAAGACAAATAAAGGAGCTCCTTCTACTGATCTTTTTAATTCTTCCATTATGCGATACCTCCAAATGCTTTAACATCTTTAACAAAATTAGTTAATTCTCTTTTAGTATAAGTATACCCATTTCTATTAATAATTGAACTTCTTCTTGTCAATATTAATTTATTAGTAGTATCTACATAGAATACACATTCATCATCAATATAAAATTTCATCAAATCTTTTCTAATTTTAATATTTGGAGAATATTTAATCTTGGACTTGTGTAAAATATCATATGCTAATTTATATTTATCATAGTCATTATCATAATACTTAGTAGAAGCAAAAGTAATACTGCCATCATCATCGTATTCAATGATAAATGGATTATATTCGCATTTTGGCAACTCTTTCTTAACGAAATTATATTTATTCATAAGAATCTTGCGAATCTTTAATAAATATGGTAATATATAATCAATAGATTCAGATCTCCATCTAATATGAAACTCACTAATATTCTTTGTATTATTAGCAAAAGAAATATATCCATGGCTATTATCCATGAATCTAGGTACAAACGTACCAAGTACAACATCGGCTCCGCCACAATGATTTAATTTAACCTCTTTTAAATGAGTGATCTTATCTATTTTAAATAAACGTTCTAATTCATTAACAAGCTTATATCTAAGATGGTTAGGTGTATCTCGTATAACTTTATTAATCATACAAGCAATTTGATTAGCAACCTGTCTTGTAGCTCTAAGTTTAATAAGATCTCTACTTTTTAATACTTTTAGTTCTTTCATTATGCAATACCTCCATCAATTAAATTATTAATATATCTAATAATCCTATTTAACTCTTTTGGTTTATGGGTATACTTATTACATGGTGTATAAGGATCATAAAGACCAACTATTAATTTTTCTTTAGTGTCTACATAGAATACATCTTGTCCACCACTATTATACTTCATAACTCCTTCTTCAAATTTGAAGTTTTGGTTAAATAGTTGTAATTTTGGACTGCCTTTTAAATGATCATGAATATATTTATACTTTCTATATTCATCCTTTGTATATCCAGAATCCATATAATGGATATTATCATCTTTATACATCAATTCATATTGATCATATTCATCAATTCTAGGAAGATCTTTTTTATTGAATTCATAAATATTAACTAGACGATTACGCACTTTATTTAGTATTCTAATTGAATATCTTAAGTTGTAGTCTTCCATATTACGGAATGATAATGTGCTTTTATGATCATTAACGTAGTCGATTTTGATATGACCAATGCTTTTATCCATATATTGTGGTAAGTTATTATAAAATCCTACAATAGCCCACCATTATGGTTTAATTTACATTCATATATACTTAATCTTTTATCGATGTTGTCTAATATGAGACGTAATTGAGTTCTTCCCTTATAACGTTCGTTATTAGGATATTTTCTTAAAATGATATTAAACATATAACCTATCTGATGCGATATTTGCTGTGTAGCTCTAATTCTAGATAATTCTCTTTTACTAAGTTTCTTTAGTTCTTTCATTTTTATCAGTCTCCTTTAAATAAAATTAATACGTGATAGGACTAGATATCCTATCACGTTTATAATATATAACTATTTTATTTATCTATTACCCAATCCATGAAATGAGTAATACATCCTCTAAGGAGTCTGTCAGTATTCGTTTTAGGATCAGTAGATGGATGACCAAAATGCTCTCTTAGATTCTCATAGTTATATCTATTGATATTGAACTCGCTTGTATTATGAAGCATTGGAGCTAATACAACATTGTATCTTACCTTAGCATCGATTTCTTTATTAAGAAGAATATGATGAGCCGGACCAGCACTAACTTCTAGCTGTTCAGTTATATCATCTGTTTTAAATATAACATATTCACTTCCAGTCTCACGCATAACTGTATATCTAGGTAAGCTAGTTTCAGTTTTATATTTTATTGGATTAGCTAACTGTATGGCTACAACACCACAGATTAGTTCATAAATATTAGCAGTGGCTATATATTTACGCATCTTATCTCTTAGTTTACCAATCTTATAGTCATACCATAAAGCTTTAAGGAAATTACATGAATCTTGTACATGTTTTAGTTCCTTATACTCTAATATAAACTTCTGTAATTGTGGTATATCAAATACTTCTAATATTGGAGTATGCATATCTTACACCCAACCAAATAATTGACAAACTGTTGCAGCCATAGATATTAAGAGAATACCAAATAGAATAGCAGATAGCTTTTCTACTAAGATTAATACTCTTTCTTCTCTATTAGATAATACTTCTTCGCCATAGAAGCTATATAGGACTGCTGCATCTATTACAAATAATGCAAAGGAAACTATCATTACTTTATAAGAAAACATTAGAAAAATACCCCCAACCATATTCGACACAAAATAGCACCTATCATTATGATACCAAATATTGACATCAGTATGATAAATACTCTAACAATATTAAGATCTGTATCTAGCATCATAAGAAATGCAGCAACCGCAGCTAATAATCCCATACTACAGAAAGATGCTACTATTATTTTTACAAATAATTCAGCATAATAGACTTCTGTCATATCTAATCTCCAATACTATAACTATATATCAAATACCCACATCCAAGCCGCTAGGAAAGATGTCAATAAAGTTATAATTAAAGCAAGTCCACCAATAGTTACACCGATACCATCTTGTATATCTAACCCACGAGTAACTATTACAAATATCAATGTAGTTATAAGCGAAGCTGCTGCTATTTTAAACATCAATAAGTAAAGCATACTAATACCTCTAATATTTAAATACTGAGATTAACCAGATAAAGATAATAGATGCTATTCCGGCTATGCCTGCAAAAAACGCAGCTATCCATATTATTATATCACCAATCTTAGATTCAAGATTGTATATCTTAATTGCAATCCCAGCTGCTCCAATTATACCAGCAGTTATTGCTGACGCAAATGCTATATTTCCAAATAATTCAGAATAATAATGCTCTATCATATTATTTCACTCCAAACTCAGAGATTTTAATCTCTCTTAATACATTAACACTATTGAATGAGTTTAATGTATTGATGAATCCATTGAATAGACTATCAACTAACTCCTCATTCTGTTTAATATCTATGGTATATTGCTTATACTTAGACTCATATTTATTAAGATGTAATACAGTAAGCTTATCTATATGAATACCTATCTTAGATAGTAGATATCTATATGCAGATAGCTGTATAAAGTATTTATATCCAATATTACTTGAGGTCTTATAGTCTACAATATGAACTTCATTACCAATTCTCATAACTGCATCTATAGTCCCACAGAAGTATTTACCAATAAGGGATTTCTCTAACATGATTGGTTCTATAAGAGTATTATTCTCATATCCATAATCATTAAACCATTGAATGAATGACATAAATCCCATAGTCTTATCTACTGGATCTGTCATACATAATCCGTCAGTTAAGAAATGCTCAATCTCATTATGGACTTTAGTCCCTTCGACGGCATATCTATTTAATTCTCTACGGTATCCAATACCTTTAAATCCCAATGAGTTTGCCCATTGAGCAATATAGTCTTCATTTATATGACTAAGTACTTGAGTCACACTTGGAACTTTATTCTCTCCATGCTCATAAGTACCTATACGTACCTCATCTAGGTTAGATTCAAACATAATTCTCCTCCTTTGTATCTATATGTCTGGGCATTATTAAAGAATTACTTAGAGAACTTAATAGTAATATAGTTTCGCCGACTATATTACACATATATCGTAATGAGAACAGTGACAGCCAGTGTTTTCTTGTATTCATTTTAGATGTGTGTCTCCATTGTTATAAACATACTTAGTTGCACCCCCCCGCGGGGTAGGATCCCCTGGGG